CCTACTGCTGTATTTGAACCACCTGAATTAGTAGAACACATAGCACCACAACCTATAGCTACATTACCAGATGCTGTTGTGTTAGATTGGAGTGCTAGAACACCTAAACCAACATTTCTACTACCTGAAGAATTAGCAGTTAAAACATTTTGTCCAATAGCAATATTACAACCACCTGTTAAATTTCCATCATCTAATGCACCATCTCCTAAAGCAACATTTGATGTACCTACAGGATAATTACCATCTAGTTTTATTGTGCCACCATCTACATCTAGGTTTCCATCAATATCTACTGCGTCTAAGTTTGTTGTACCATCAATATCTACATCTCCAGATATGTCTAATTCTGTTGCTATAATTTTGTTATTAAATGTAGCTGCTCCTGCCTCACTACCATCAAGTGTAAGCATTGTAATATCAGAACTATTATCAGTACCTTTAAATATAATATCAGTATCATTACCTGCTGCATCTACTGTAATATTACCTGATGAAGTTGTAATGTTTACTGCTGCGTCACCTGTAGAAAGATCATCTGCTGCAACTGAAGCACTAGTATAAGCATTAAGATCACTAACAGCAACCTGCTTCATAGTACCATTATCATTTAATATAATTCTATCAGCATCAACTATAGTTACAGATGATGCACTATTGTCACCATCTAATATGTTAATCTCTGCTGCTGTAGATGTTACTCCATCTAAAATATTTAATTCTGCAGCTGTTGAAGTAACTCCGTCTAATATATTTAGTTCTGCTGCAGTTGAAGTAACTCCATCTAAAATATTTAATTCTGCTGCTGTAGATGTAATAGTTGTACCCCCTAAACTTATTGCATCTGCTGCTAATGTATCTATATTAGCTGTACCATCTATAAATAAATCTTTAAACTCAAGAGAGGCAGTTCCTAAGTCTATATCATTATCTGTAATAGGTACAATAGCACCATCCTGTACTCTAAATTGTTGTACTGCAGATGATGATACATTTACATAAAATTCTAAATGATTATTAGTAGAATCAACTAATACTTTGTTTCTACTATCAGCGTCTCTAATTGCTGCTATAGGTCCACCTTCACCCGCAGTTCCATCATGCGTGTGTCCTGTTGTTGCGTTAAATGCAGCTAATACCTGGTTAAACTCATCATTAGAATGAGCTGCCGTGATAGTATCACCTGATGTAAATGTTGATTGTCGTGCTGAATAGCCTGCCATTATCTTCTTCCTCCTGGGGTAAATTCTAGTTGAAAACCTTTTATTGAAAAGGCATCTGAACTACTTTGATCATCTATTTTTAATGCAACAGCAAATCCAGAGCCTTCTACTGATTGCCGTATTAATGGTATTCCTGATGCATTATATGTTGCGTTATTATATGTTGATGCTCCATAAATTGCAGCTCCACCTCCAGATACTAAACTTATTTTATTTGGTTGTGGACTATTTTGATCATCATAATCATATCTTACCGCTAAATCTGCGGTAACACTTGTACCTTCTCCTTGGTAATTTAAATTAACTCTTTGCATATATTTTCTAACACCTGGATCTCCCATAACCATATCTGGGGATCTGTATACTGCTAATATAGTAGAATTAGCAGATCCGTTAGCAAATGTATTTCCTGTTTCCATTTTGTAAATAAATCCATCAAAGCCTCCAAAGACTTGAGTCTCAACGCTACTTATAAAATCAGAATCTGTTGATGCTGGTTTTATACCTACCATATCTGAATACTCAAACCCTATTGCTCCTGAGTTTGGATTATTTTTTAATACTCCTATAATTCCTTTTGAAGAACCTTGTCCACCTGTAGTTGTAGGATAAAATATTCTGTATTGTGATTTATCTCTAATAACTAAAGATGTTATTCTATCTAGACCTACATCATCAATTCTAGATTGTATCTGTCTAGATATAGATCCTAGTTCAACGTCACCAATTCTAGATGTACCAGCAATAGTTCTTAAACCATCTGGTGCTAAAAATATAACATCACCACCAATCTCTTGAATACTACCACCATCTCTACATCCGATATTTCTTGTAACTTCTTGTACTGCAAAATTAAGAACTGTTGTTCCTGTTAGTTTATATATTCTATCTGCACAAAATATAATTAATTCATTTCTAAATACTTTTAAGCCAACTACAGTTGAGTCAACTTTGAATGACCCTGCACCACTAGCTGAAGTAAAATTATCTTCTGAGAAAGGTACACTAAATATAACTTCCTGTGAATTAGTTCCTCCAGCATAAAACATATGGTTTTGAAATGCTTTGACAAACTTAGGATTACTAGGAGCAGTACCTCCACCTGTTGCATTTATAGGGTCTACATTAAAACTAGTATCAATAGATTGTGCAGCTGAATGTCCAGTAGCTATTATTAACTTATCTGTACCATTAAAATTATATTTTTCAAAATCATAAGCTCTAGTTGCTGTGCCTAGACCAGTTGTTAAACTTGTCCAACTACCAGATGTAGCCCCTCTACTAATATCCCCACCTCTAGCAGCTATTACTTGATTATTAAATATAATAGAACAATCTACTGTTGTACTTGCATTACTAGACCCTTGTGGAACTTGTGTTGTATTATACAAAGCAGTACCATTTACTCGTCTGTAACCACCTTTAATATCAGGTTCAAAATTTTGTAATATAAGTGCTTCACCAGGTTGCATTGAAAATACATCTTTGTTCAATGTCAAACCACCAGCACAACTTACAACAAATGGTGATATTAAATCAGTAGTTGGCATCTTTATCTTTTTCTCTCTTTATAGATAAATCTTGTAATCTTTCTGTTTCTTTATTAGTCAATGGGCCAAAAGTATCTCTTTTTGATTCTTTTGTTTTTAACATCTCAAAATCTCTTTTTTCTTTTTTTAAAAGATTGGTATCATCTTGTTGATTATTTAAACCATTATTCATCATTCTGACAGCTTTCTTTTCAGCATATCTCATGTTGTCTTCTGGTTCTTGAGGTTTATTCAATGAAAAATTTATAGCCATAAATTTATTTATTTAGTTTTAATATTTCTTTTAAAATTCTTATACCTGTTTCTTTATCTTTTCCTATTAAAGATGGGTTTTCTGCTGCTTTACCATATCCTAACTTTTTTAAATCCATCATTTCCATTTTATTAAAATTAGAACTAGCAACTTTTATACCATTATCTTTTTGCATATCATCTTTTGCATCTTTATAATTTATATTGTCAATAGCTTTTTCTTCTTTATCTTTTTCTCTAATCATTAGCTGACTCTACCTCCTATATTTGTAGCAACGCTTTCTCCTATTGCATCAGTCCTCATGTATTCATTTTTAGTAGCATAATCTACTTTTAATAATCTTAGTTTTCTTTGATAATCTCTATCAGCTAATTGTGCATGTTGAGGATCTGATCTTAACATATAAGTATAATATTTAGCTCTATCTATAATTAAAGTTCTAAATCTATCTGGTAAAGACATAGTATCTCCATGTGCAGATAAATCAGTATGTGTTTTATAATAATTATAACTTATTTGAAAATCACTTTTATTTGGTCTTGGACTTACACCAAAAGCAGTGTAATTAGGTAATAGGTATACTCTTAATGGGTCACTATAATTACCACTTCTATTCCTATCATCCATTGCTTTAAAATTTTGTAAAAAATGATCATGTGTTATATATGGTAATTTTCTATTAAGTATATCACTTCTAGAACATCTAACATAATCAACATCTAGTTGTACACCATCTGATTCTACATATATAAATGAATTTTGTGCTGTAGCTGTAAATACAGTATTTAATATTTTACCTTCTCTAAAATCACTAACAGCTACTGTAGTGCTTAGATTTTGTGTTCCACCTGCTGATGTTCCAACTCTAACAATTAATCCACTTGCTGAACTATTTGGACTTAATACTCTAATCTGTAAATTGTATTGTTTATTTACTACAGTTTCTACAGATTGATATGCTGCTGCATCATTTAAATTTAATCTTCCATTACCACTAGTAGTATGTGCTGGTGACCCATCTCCAGTTGTCCAGCTATTAATATTAGATTCAAACTCTCCATTAGTAACTAATTCTCTTGGGCCCATTGTAAATGAATCTATATCTACTTTTCTTAAATCAGTTGGTAGATCATATTCGTTATCACCTACAAATAAATTCTGTGTGGTTCTTGCATACAATAAAGGTATCTCACCACCTTCATTATAAATATCATGTACGCCTTTATTTATAAAATCTTTTACAGCAGTTTGTATACCCCTACTAGAACTAAACGTACTAGAAGTTAATTCTGTTTCGTTTAATTCTCGAAGTACGCTATTTGTTAGTGTTAGGTAAGTTGTTGTCATTTTGTAATAACTCTAATATTTTATCAAGTTTTTTTTCTTGATCGTTAATTTTGTTTTCTAAGTAATCAACCCTCATATCATTATTACTTCCTAATTTAATAATTCTTTGACCTGTGCTTGCTTTAGTTTTTTTTGTTAAATCATGAATAGTCATATATTTCCTAATAGTTATAAGGGGTATTAATTAAGGGGGACATATAGCCCCCCTTAAAATTATACAGATTATACTGCTGTGTCGTGTTGAGTATCTGTATTTCTATCTGTTTCGTCAATACCTGATACGTCACAAAGTACTGCGAACACACGGATTTTACCCGCTGCTGCCGCTGCACTTAGTACTAATACGTCTAAAGTATCTGCACTTGCAACTATAGTTCTAGCTGT